GTACAGGTCCCGAACCAGAATGGTCTCTCGCAGCGCGCGCCAGGCTCGGCTGTTCGTCGGCAAGGCGCGCTTGGCTTGCCGGTTGCCTGCCAGCCCACGAGCGCTCATCAGTACGGCTTCCCGTCCATGTCGACGCGCGCAGGTTCGGCACCTTCGTCCTGCACTGACGTGCCAGCCTCCTCGCCCAGCAGCTGCGCAACTGCCTGCACAAGCAGCCCTACGTGCATGGCCAGCTCGGCGATCTGCTTGCCCTGCTGCTCGATGATCCCGACCAGTCGGTCGATGCGGCTGTCGGTGCTGCCCTCAATCAGCCCGGCCAGCGCAGTGACAGCAGCAGCGCGCGCAACCTCTTCAATCCGTGCAGCGTCCATCACCAACCCTCCTCGTTCGAAGCGCCAGGCCGCGGCGTATCCAGCGCTCGACCCGCTCCCAGTTCGGTTCGATGCCCGTAGCCCGCGCAAACCACACCACGGCAGCCAGATACCACCGCAGCCACCAGCGCAGGTGGACCGATGCGGTCACTGTCGCCTGCATCAGAACTTCTCCTCTTCCCAGCCACCACCGTCGCGCTTACGCCGGGCCTTCACCGCAATGAAGCGGAATGGGTACATGGCCGCTGCGATCTTGATCTTGGCCCGCGCATCGTCCTGCCAGTGCCCCTTCACCTCGTGGCACTCCATGACGCCGTCGGCAGCCATGACTGCAAAGTCCGGCGTGTAGAACGTGTTGTCTGCCAGCCGCAGCTTCATGCCCTCGAACCGGTGCCATTGAACCTCGCCCGCCGCCTGCAGCGCGCGCAACCGCTCAGCATATGCAGCCTCGGTCTTGTTCAACTCGCCGGTCTTCAGCCGGCCCAGTGCGAGCATGCGACGTTCCGCCTTGCCTCGGGACGCCGTCACAGGCACCCCATGCTGATCCTCAGCACGCCTCGCTCGTCATAGACGTCGAAACGGCCGTCCCGGAACTCAGTCCGGCCGCCCGCATTGCGAATGGTCGTTGCCCCGTCACCAACCTCCGGTGCCAGCACCTTGAAGCTGTCGGCAGTCGCCGGCGCAGCAGCTGCGACCGGCGCCAGGCGAGCCACGACTGCCGGCACCGCTGCAATGACTGGAACGGCACCCAATGCACGCAGGAACCCGCGCCGGTTCATGCCGCGGCCTCGTTCTGGAACAGCGGGATGATCACCTGCGCCTCCAGCTTGGCCAGCTCACGCTGCAGCCCGGCCTTCTCTCGTTTCCGGTTGTTCATCAGGCGGGAACCGTAGGCGCCCTTCGCAGCAGAGTCCTTCTCTGCCACCTGGGCCGCCTGTAGTTGCTGCCAGACCGTCATAGCTCGGCGCTGGCCGGTGCGCAGCAGCTCGTCGATCTGCAAGTCGCACCAGACTGCGAACTCGGTGCTCAGCCAGCGCGCGTAGTGGACTGCCAGCTTCGGGTGGAACCAGGTGCCGCCACCCCTGCCACGAGTCGCCCGGATCAAATCGCCGGAATCCCGGTGATTTAGCTGACGGGTCAACTCAGCCATGTATTCCTGGGTCTCTGCGTTGTCCAGGTAGTGCTGGACGCGCTTCCCGAAACGGTCGGCGGCCGAGGTTGCATGGAACCAGCCGTCATCGGTGAACCGAACGGCGCTCCCCTTGAAGTCGAGGTTGATGATGTTGGACATACCTGCTCCTTCTGGATCTGCCTGAAGAGGAAGCGCGGCCAGCCCGACGGGCAGGACGACGGACGTTCGGTAGCGAACCTAGGCCGCGCTTGAAACGAGAAACCCGGCACTTGGCCGGGTATCAATGTGTTCTGGCTTGGAATTCGGTTTCCCGACTATTTGCGGTCGGCCTCAATCACTTCTTGGCTGGCGCGGACGTGGTCGTCGGCGTCGCGGCCGATTTGAACAGCAGCTCCCGCAACCTCTGCTCGTAGTTCGGCGTGCGCATCACGTTCGACGGCGCCGGCGACGGCTTGGGACAGGAGGCTGGTGCTGCAGATGGCGAGGTCGTCGCGCAGCTGGAGACGCCCAGTGCGCAGGTCAGCCACAACAGCAGCAGGGACGGTCGCGGCCGCAGTGCGGTCTTCTTCATGCTTCGCTCCGATGGCGGCCAGTGTCTCGGCCTGGGCGTGCTCGGCGGCACGGGTCTGATTCACCTGGACGGCGACTGTCTCGGCAGCGGCGGCGCGCTGGTCGGCCTCACTACCCTCTGCCCGATCACCACGCCATGCCCAGCCCGCACCGAACATGGCGGCGGACCACAGGCCGAGTCCCACGACCACAACGGCGATACGGCTCATGACTTGCCCTCGCACATCCGACGCTCAGCAGCCCGGCGGTTCACCAGGCCCTGCACGCGCTTGCCACCGGCATACACCCAGCGGTCCAGCTCCGGGCACCAGCTCGCGGCGGACTGGCCGGCGTTGATGCGGCCCACGAGCGTCGAGCGGCAGGCAGCGCCCACGCCTACGTTGTAGGTCCAGCTCAGCACCGCGGCCCACTCCCCCTCGCGCAGCGGCACCTTGATGCACTGGCTGATCCCGGTCAGGTAGCTGCCCAGGCGGCTGTTGAGCTTCTCGGCGCAGTCCTGCTCGGCATAGACCGCCTTCTCCGGGCGGCTGGTGTCGCCATAGCAGTAGGTTGCAACGCCGACCATGTCGACATAGGGAGTCGGCGAGTAGCCCTCCCACGGCTTTACCAGCGCGGCCGCAGCCAAAGCAATGACGGCGGCAGCGCTGCTGCCGATGATCTTGGCCTTCATGCTCGCGCCCTCTGCCGCCACTCGCGAACCCAGCGCCAGCCCAGATAGCTGATCTGGCCCACCAGGTAGATGATCGTCAGAACAACCACCACGCGATCGAGGTTCACTCCCGCGGCGACCGCGCCGGCTACCGTCACCGGTGGAGCAGCCTTCGCTACAGCACCAGCGGCAGTGCCAATGATTTCGTCTTTCATGATGGCTCCGTGACGTGTCCGGTTCGGCATAACCCCTCCCGGTTGATGAGTCTCCGCCTTGAGCGTCACGTAGGTCTTAGACCTCCCTGACAAACAGGCACAAAAGAACAAAGGCCGCCAGCTGTCGCTGGAGGCCTTCGTTTAAGGGAAAATGACAATTGAGGCTGATAAATTCAGCTGCCCGTGCTACCCAAGTATGTCTGCAGACATGCCGGTTGCTGTCGTCACAAGATCGCAGTTCAGACCAAAGTCGCTCCATCTGGAGGTGGAGCGGCCTGCTCTGCTGGAACCAACTCGGCGTGGTACTCGCCTTTGTCGGGAATCAACTTAATTGATCGATGATGCCGGCGCTCTAGTTGATCCTCAAGCACCAGATAGATGAAGGCTTCCGCAGTGTATGAATCAGGCGGACCACGAAAAGAAAAAACCAGCCTCCCCATCGGCTTCAAATCACCTGCCGGCGCATCATAAATCTCATAACCTTGAAGACCCTCAGATCGATGCTCCAGTAGTTTCAGATTGGCCCCAACATTCTTGACGCACAAATCGACCAAGGATCTGTAGCCCCTGCCATCGATTGATCTGTGCCGTACACTTATGATTTCGAGTTTAGGTTCTGCTTTACGCAGGAGCTCCTCTTCCCGCAGTCTCTCAGCCACCACCCTCTGATTCTCCAGGTTAAATTGACTACGAGCTGTTTCTGCCATTTGCTCCTGATGGCGAACCGAAAGCTGCAACTCTGTGGCCTGGGATCGAAGCACCTCAGTGCTTTGCCGAAGTTCTTGACCTTGTTGCAAGTATCCGCACACAAGCCAAAAGAGAGCAAGCGGTCCAAAAGCACCAGCCATAAAATCCCCGAACTCGTTTGGCTTCATCTTTAGGAGCTCATCCCATTGACAGAATGTGTAGATGAGCATCCCCACTACATACACAGTCGTTAATGCAAACCCCGCAATTGTTGGAAGCTGGGAAGGCTTTGCAACACTGCTTTGCAACTCTGATCCCTCAGGATTGTTACTCATAGATCCCCCGTGTCTGGACGAGAGAATATACATAAAATCTGCGAGCCGATCGCATATGCGAAGCCCTGGCTCGGCCGGGGCTTGCGGATTGGATGGTGGCAAGAATGCCGTCCTTTTCGATGACCTAGGAAGTCATCGCTATGCCGCCTGCGTGAGTGCCTTGCTGAACTGTCTAGCAGCGCGCGCTTCGGCTACACGGAAGTTGAAGAGCATCCACTCATAGACCGGTCGCCAGAACCGGCTGTAGGCGGACCAGTCGGCACCGATGGCGGCCGCACGCTTTCGGCCACTGAGCGGATCGAAGCCACTCCCACCGCAGCTGTCGCAGTTCACGATTCCCGTGATCGACGGGTCCATGAGGACCCTCTTGCCTCCAC